CAAGATTACTGAAATCCTATCAACTGATGATAGTGATGAGAAAAAGCAATCTGAATTAAAACTCTATTTACTGAAAGAAGAATACTTCAAACACTTTTCTTCAGAACCCACATGGTTAACTAAAGAGATTATTAAAGATTTCAAAAAATGAGTGGAGATAATACTATGGAATGGGCAGGTCTTTGGGATGAAAGTGAATTCAACTTTTTCAAAACATTAGAAGATGAAGATAAACTTATGTACATCTACGACTTATGTTTAGGTGAGTTTGGTGAAGAGTTTATTTTTACACCAGATGAAGATGAGATGCATGATGCTATGGAAGATGCATTGCGTTCTATGGGAGAATCATTAGAAGATGCAGATGATGAACCATTAGAATCGTTCCGTAATGAAATTAAGGTATTGATAGATACCGATGTTCTAACAATAGAAGGCCCAACATTAGATGTTATACTTAAAGTTGCAAACGATATGCAGTTAAATGGTTTAATACTAATGGATAGAGAGGTTACATTTACAAAATTTGAACCTTGGAATGTAATTCTTAGTTACAAAATCATAGGTAACGGCCCACCATTTTCAGTAAATTAGACATAGTGTCAGTATCTATATGACAAAATGTCAGTAAATACCCTTTGGTACACATTTAGTACTATAGTAATCATAAGAAATTAATTGTTTAACTATAAAAAAAGGGAATAAAATGATTTTAACAATGAACAACGCATGGGATTTAATGGATGAGGTATTTAAAAAACCTCAAAGAGATACTCGTAATATGAGATTAGAAGATGATGTACTCACTATGGAATTTGATGTGCCTGGTTTATCAAAAAAAGATATCAACGTAAAGGTAGAAGATTCAGTTCTGTATATTGAAGGTGATAATGAGAAACGAACTTTTAATAAACGTTACAGTATTAGTGAAGATTTTGATGTAACAAAAACTACGGCATCTGTAAAGGATGGTGTATTGACTGTATCAATTCCGAAGATGGAAGAGAAGAAAGCCAAAGTAATTGAAGTATCCGTTAGATAGTGTTTAATAAACAAATTTTAAATATTAACAATACTCTATGGATAGTGAAAAGAAGAATACGAATCGACCATCGACCTGTTGTACAAGTATGGAAAGAGCACTTAATGGCTGATAAAGTATTTAAAAAAGAACCTTACTATTATTTTTGTGAAGAAGTTATGGATATAGAGTGGGAAGATATTTAACAATTTGTTAACATAGGGGACTTGTATAAGTCCCCTTTTTTTTGTATATTAGTAGTATAATAATAATTAAAAATTGTATCATTATGAATTTAGGTTATGCATGTATCAACATGACATTGGGTTCACAGAAACCCAAAGTTACTACCAACCGTAGTATGATTAAAAAAACTTTCAATGAGAAAGGTATTCCTTACGCATCTGAGTTAGGAATTCAGAATTGTAGAGATTTAGTAGAGATTATCAAATGGAATCACCAGAATGGTATCAACTTCTTTAGGTTGAGTTCAGGTATGTTCCCTTGGGCATCTGAATACAATCTCACAGAAATGCCACATTACAATCGTATCAAAAACCTATTAGCTGGTGCTGGAAATCTTGCTAAGAAGTACAATCAACGTATCACATCACATCCTGGCCCATTCAATGTATTGGTATCACCTAAAGAAAATGTTGTACAAAATACTATTACTGATTTGACTACGCATGGTGAGGTATTTGATTTGATGGGATTATCCCGTACTCCGTACAACAAACTCAATATTCATTGTAATGGTGTATATGGTGATAAGATTGCAGCTATGGATAGGTTCTGTAAGAACTTTGAGAGGTTGCCTGAATCAGTTCAGACTCGTTTGACTGTAGAGAACGATGATAAAGCATCTATGTACTCAGTAAAAGATTTGATGTACATACATGAACGTATTGGTATTCCTATTGTATTCGATTATCACCACCACAAATTTTGTACTGGAGATTTATCAGAGGAAGAAGCTCTCAAACTTGCAGCATCTACTTGGGGTGATATCAAACCTGTAGTTCACTATTCAGAATCTAAATCTTTGCATGAGAGTAATGATAAACTCAAACCTCAAGCACACTCAGATTATATCAGTAGTGTTCCTAATACTTATGGTTTAGATGTAGATATTATGGTAGAGGCTAAGGCTAAAGAATTATCAATCTTAGAGTACATTCAGGCGGAAGCATAGTATGGTCGTTTGGCTTGTTTAAGTATTAATTATTATTATTTTAATACTTATTGTTATAGATTATTAGGTTGTCTAGCAAGCTAATTACTTATTACTTATTAATAATAGTTGTAAATAAATACAGAACTCGAAGTTAATAAAACTAATTTTAAGGAAAAAATATGGATATTGTTAAAAACTTTTTTTCTAAAAGAACTGGATTCGGATTTTTGATGGTGTTCTCTACTCTATCATTAGCAGGTACAGCCGCATATTACTCAGTATTTGGATTAAGTTCTTTATTTGCTGGTGCTAAGTTTGAAGTTATCATAATGGCTTCAGCATTAGAGTTAGCTAAATTAATTGTAGCATCATATCTACATAACCATTGGAGTAAATTAGGATTACTTTTAAAATCATATCTTACATTAGGTGTGGCTATCTTAATGATTATAACCTCAGCAGGTATATATGGATTCCTAACATCAGCATATCAAACTACTGCCGACCAATTAACTATCGTAGATAAACAAGTAGCTGTAGTTGAAATGAAAAGAGATAGGTTCTCAGAATCATTAGAGGGTTATAAGATAGAACGTAATCAACTTAATAGTTCGATTACAGAACTTACTAAAGGGTTATCTAATAACACTATACAATACAAAGATAAAGAGACTGGTGAGATTATAACAACTACATCATCATCAACAAGAAGAGTTCTTACATCTCAGTTAAATGATATGAAGGAGCAACGCAATGGTGTATCAGTTAAGATGGAAGCGTTAACCGATTCAATTACTAAGTTAGATTTAAAAGTATTGGATATGGAATCCAATAATGAAGTAGCAGCGGAGATTGGACCACTAAGATATATGGCTAAGATTACAGGCAGGTCAATGGATGTAATTGTGAATTGGTTTACTCTAATGATTGTATTTGTATTCGACCCTATGGCTATCGCTATGGTAATTGCAGTAAATAAATTCTTTGGTAATGGTAGAAAAGAAGAAGAAGATTTATCACCTCGAGATATTTCAAAAATTGTAGAAGAATCAGAAAAGGAATCAGAACCTAACGAATCACTTAAAGATGCTTGGGAAGAAGCTGAAAAAAGAATGAATATTATTGGTCAAAACGGAAATGATGGTGAACATTATAGTGAAGTAGAAGAAATGATAAGAAAGAACGAAGAGATATTGGCTACTAAAAAAGTAGAACCAGAAAAACCAAAGAAGAAAATATATGGTGGATTCTCAAAACCATATTCAGATGGGAACGTGGCAAACGAAACCGATAATGATGATATAAAAACTTATTAAAATAAATTTGGTATTGTAAAATATATTTTGTATATTTACATAAGTTTAACAATAAAATAGTTACAAAAGCATATGAGCGATTTATATAATGACGGTAGAACAACAACTACTGGTGGTGAAATACAACCATCTTATGATGTAAAAGCACCATCCGAAAGAGATAAACACTTTCAGGAGTTTAGAGAATTTGATTACGGATTAGATATTGATTCAAACATCATCTTAGTACAAGATGAGATATCACAAGGTATGGTGTTCGATACAATATCTAAAGTTAGATTATTGAGAAAGATAAACAAAGATTTAAAATCAGTAACTATCTTACTAAATTCACCAGGTGGTGATGTAGTAGAAACATTAGCACTAATAGATTACATTAGAACTATAAAAGAAAATGAAGGAATCGATACGAACATTGTTTGTAGAGGTTCAGCTATGAGTGCAGCGGCACTTCTTTTAACCGCAGGAACAGGTCTTAGAGCAGCATCTAAACATTCTAAGATTATGGTTCACCAACTTTCAACATTCAATATGGGTAAATTAGAAGATGTTAAATCCAACGCTAAGTTCGCAGAACAATTAGAAGAGGATTGTAATAACATTATGGCTGAATGTACAAAGAAAGATAAAGAGTTTTGGAAAGAGAATCAGAGAACTGATTACTTCTTATCAGCAGGAGATGCATTAGAATTAGGAATTATTGATAAAATTATATAAGTTATGGAATACAATTATAGACCCTTAGGGGATAGAGTAGTAGTAGAGATACTCAAAAGAAACGATGAAAAAACTAAAGGTGGTTTATACAAACCATCAGGTTCAGAAACTACAATGATGGGTACAGTAGTAGCCGTTGGTAGTGGATTATTTACTCATTCGGGTGAGATTATCCCTATGAGTACAAAGGTGGGCGATACAGTTCTATTAGATGGAACTGGATTCAAACACAAAAATGGTGGTAAAACATATCACATTTATAGAGAAAGTGAATTCTTATCTATATTAGATGAAGCGTAAGTGTCTGATAATCAATCAGTTACACTATCATCACAACACATTGATAATCAATTAGTTAACAAATAAAAAATAAATTATGATACACATTTTAGATGAAAACAAAATAGCAGATAACTACGAAAAGTTTAGAAAGCTAATTAACCAAACATTTACAGGCGAAAGATTAGAATCGCTTAATAAGATGTACGATGCTCTTGAAGATAGAATCGTACTAACCCCAGCATCATCAATGGAACATTTCCACAACTCATTTGCTGGTGGGTATATCGACCACGTTCTTAGAGTTACGAGAAACGCAGTTAAACTATACGACTTGTATAGTGAGTTAGGTATTGGGTTAGGGGAGTTCACAAAAGAAAACGTAATCTTCTCAGCACTTCACCACGATTTAGGTAAGGTTGGTAGTTTAGATGAGAACTGGTATTTACCAAATGACTCTCAATGGCATATTGAGAATCAAGGTAAAATATACAAAGCAAACCCAGATATGAATTTTATGAATATGACTGGAAGAACGTTTTGGTTGTTAAATCAGTTTGGGGTTAAAGTAGAAGAGGGTGAGTGGATTGCAATTCAACTTACAGATGGATTGTACGATGAGGCTAATAAAGAATATTACATATCGTATGACCCAAACAAAGCTCTTAAATCATCATTCCCATTTTTGATGCATCAAGCTGATATTATGGCTACTAGATTTGAGTGGGAAAGGTGGAAGAAATTAAAAGATGGTTCTATCACTACAAAAAATAAAGGTGGTAGACCCACAACTAAAAAGAAATTAGAAAACGTAACAATGCCAGAGAAGCTTGATTTCAAATCTATCTTTGGTGATGTAGAAGAATCTTAATATGGAAATATTACAACAAATAATTTTACCATTATTAATAATATCAATCTTACTTTATATAGTATGGAATTTACTTCGTAAGGTTGAGAAGTTAGAAGATGGTATTGAAGAATCTGATAAACTAATTGAATCAGCAGCCGACTCAGTTGATAGGGCATTAGCTCGAATGAGAGAGGTAGATAGAGTTGGTTCGTTTGAAGCTGATGATGAAAGTGGTTTTATTTTTGAAGAGATACAAGCCGCATTAGATAAACTAAACAATGAAATAAACAAGAATGCCTAAAAAAAGAAGAAAAAGAAGTAAAAGATATTTTACTAAAATTACAGAGATAGCTATAAATGCATATAATGGATGTGATGATAACGCACTGAAAAATAAAATTTATAACAGATTTATTCACTACCCATTTGATAAGTTATCAGAAAATGTAATTCATACCTACAAAACATATTACTTCGATGTACCTTATGAAGATGTAAAGGCGAGTGTAGTAGCTTTCCTAAATGAAAAGATTCATAAGTTCAATGGAGAGAATGGTAGGGCTTTTTCTTACTTTACAGTTGTAGCACGAAACTATTTATTTAATGAAAATAATGCTAACTATGCTAGAATGAAATCTAAAACAGAAGTAAAGTATATTGATAGTTCTCGTAATATAACAAATGAGGTTATAGACCAAAACAACAAAGAAGCAAAATCAGATTTTATAGACCATTTTACAAAATATATAGATTATCATTTATATACTTTGTTCTTAAAAGATAGAGATAGAGCTATAGCAGATTCTATAAATGAATTATTTAAGAATAGATTAGACCTTTATTCGTACAATAAGAAGGCACTCTACATACTTATTAGAGAAAGAACTGGAGTTCACACTCAATATATAACAAAAGTAGTTGGTAAGTTAAAAGGTATTTATGCTGAATTATATATGGAATATAATCGAACAGGTCATTTAGCAGTGACTTACAAATTAAAGGATAGTAATGGATAAGGATACTGAATTATTTAAAGGAAAAACATTTTCTGATATCATGTCTGATGTTTATAACAATTCGAAAAAGAAGGATAGACAATTAAAACTTCTTATCGCTCAGTTAGAACCATTGGTTAAGAATCTACAAGATGCTACAGTGATTGTTCCTTTGATTAAAGAGTATATGGAAGTGTCAATCAAAAATGATGACCAGATTGTTAAGTTAGCCGCAATCGTACAAAGAATGATGAAAGATGCTAACTCAGGTGATGATGGCGGGTTTGGATTAACTGATGATGAAAAGAAACAGTTGATGGCAAACGCAGAAGCTATTGATAAAGAAATAGAAGCACTTGATAAGATTGAGGGAGATGAATAATGAGTTCATTTAAAATTGGTACAGTTCAAAGAATCAACCTTAAAGATGATGATGTAAATGAATTGTTTAGTATTGAGATATTAACATCACAAGGGCAAGGGCAATTTGAAAAATGCTATCCTACTGATAGTAATATAAAAAGAATTCCACTAATCGGTGAATCCGTATTAGTGTTTGCTGGTTTAGGTCCTGAAGCAAGTGGTGGTAGTAGAAGAGCTAAACAATATTATTTCGCACCAACATCGGTACAACTCAATGTACATAATAACGCATTACCAAAAGGTTCTATAACCCAAAATATTAAAAGTATTGGGGCATCGATAGCAGCAACAGCTGCAGGAAATCCAAATACATCTGGTGGTTCTGAAGAAGCTAATTTGGGTGAAGGGTTTACTGAAAGAACTGATGTAGGTTCACTACAACCATTTATTGGAGATGTAATGTTTGAAGGTAGATTCGGGCATTCTCTAAGATTTGGATACACTCCATCAGGTGCTGAAACAACACAACAACCAACTTGGAGTTCATCTACGGATAACGACCCAATTACTATTTTAGCAAATGGTAGAAAAAGTCCAGGTGAATATAATAAATTTATTATAGAAACTATTGATGATGATTTATCATCTATATACTTAACCTCATCACAAAAACTACAACTTAAAACCGCTCAATCAAATTTAGGTAGTGGTGTAAAATCACAATCTTCATACAAAGACCCATCGGTAGTAATCACATCAGATAGAATATTACTAAACTCAAGAACTGAAAATGTTATATTAACATCTAAGAAGGATATAATAAATGCAACGCCAGGTTGGGCTATGGAAATGGATAAGTTCTTTACATTGGTAGAGAAGTTAGCACAAGAGTTAACAGATTTAACATCAGCTAAATCAACCTATGCAACTGGAGTTGGACCTACTGGACCTGCTACTAATGCTAGTAAGGTGGCATCCATACTTAGTGATATACAGGCGATGAAACAATAAAAGGAAACAATTATGCCAGCAGTTTGGCCAGGATTCATATCAACAGTAGGAAGTTTTTTAGATGATAAATCTGAAAAGACTCATACTGATACCGCTGAAAAGATTTCATCGGAATATCATAAAGCAGTAAAAACTGCTATGACATCACTTCATGCAAATATGGTATTATCACAACCAGCATATACTCCAATCAAAGGTGCAATAAAACAATGTTTAGATGATATTAGAGAATCCGAAGGTGTTGCAAAGATATATCATTTTACAAATTGGGCAAACACAACCTCTGCATATTGGTTATCTGTAATAATGTCCCCAACTCCATTTCACCCAATCAATATGGGATTATCAACTGGAACGGCTGGGATACCTGCTCCTATAAGTCATATAATAAATAATGGTGGAGTTATACCAGCATTACAAAATGATTTGTTAACGGCATTTACACATCCACCAGCACCAGCATTGTATGGTGTTCCATTTGCAACTAAATTAGCAACGGCATTTACAAATCACTTAACAACAGTAGGTGGATTACAAACAGAATTTGTAACAGGTGGTTCACCTGCAACCCCAGTTCCAGTAGGACCTGTGCCACAAGTATGGGTTGGACTAGTATAAAAAGAAAGTTTTTAATATTTATATATAAAGTAGAAAATTATGAAGGCAAAGCAATTAGCACAATTAGTAGAAGTAATCGTAAGAAAGGTAGTTAGAGAAGAACTAAAACCTATTATTGCGGAAGTGAAAAATGCTTCTAAACCAATTATAAAAGAAACGAAGTCTAAACCAAAAATGAAAGTTGAAACAGACCCGTTGGATATTGATATGAGAGCTATTTTATCAATGGAAGAAAATAAGAAAACATCTCAATCAAAAACGTTTACAAAGAATTCAATGTTAAACGAAATGTTGAATGAAACAATGCAAGATGGTGAGTGGAGAAATATGGATGCTCAGTTTGGTTCTAATCAAGCACAAGCATGGAGTGGTAGAGAAACTACTACAGTAGCACCAACACAAGATATCGATGGTAGACCTGTTGATACATCTAACCCTGAAGTGGCTAATGTGATGGGTGCTATAACAAAAGATTATTCTCAATTGATGAAAGCAATTGATAAGAAAAAGGGAAAATAATTAAATGGCTAAACCAAGAAAAGAATATTTCTACAATCCAATAGATTTTGAAAAAGATGTTGCTGTTGGGATTAAACTACCATTCTCTAAGAATAGTGGGTTATTCTCTCTTTCATATTCAACTGAAGAACAGGCAATATCTAATTTAAAGAATCTATTATTGACTAGAAAAGGTGAAAGAGTATTTCAACCTACATTCGGTTCTCAAATTTATGCTTTACTATTTGAACCAATTTCATTAGATTTAAAACGAAAAATGGAAGATGGTATATTAGTAGATATAAATTTCTGGTTACCTTATATAATTATTGATGAAGTTGTAGTTACGCCTGATGAAGATAGAAATCACGTTGGTATCACATTAAACTTTAGAGTTACAGAGCAAGGTGCTAACCAACAAATAATATTATTTGTAGATTCCGCTGGAACTGCAACAATAGAATAGGAACTTATGGCAAAAGCAAACAAATCAGATTTAGTCCAAAAGGATGTTAAACTCATTGGAAAGGATTTCGGAGAGTTAAGAAAAAACTTAATTGATTTTTCTAAAACTTATTTCCCAAATACTTTTAATGACTTTAATGAATCCTCACCGGGTATGATGTTCATTGAGATGGCATCTTATGTAGGTGATGTACTATCCTTTTATACAGATACTCAATTAAGAGAATCTTTATTATCCAACGCAGAAGAGAAAGTAAACCTTTTCAATCTAGCAGCAGTGCATGGGTACAAACCAAAAAATGTAGTACCAGCATCAGTTGAGTTGGAGGTCTTTCAAATATTACCAGCCAAAGGTAGTGGTGATGAGGTAAGACCTGATTATGATTACGCATTGAAAGTTGCAAGTGGAATGATAGTCAGTTCTGATTCTAATAGTGATGTAGAATTTTCAACAAACTTCGATGTGGATTTTGCAGCATCATCTTCATTCAACCCTACAGGTGTATCGGTGTATCAAATTGATGAAAACACCAACGAACCTATCTATTATTTATTAAAGAAATCTGTTAAGGCATCAAGTGGTAAAGTAAAAAAGCAACAATATGTATTTACATCACCTAAGATATATGATAAGATACGAATCTCTGATGCTAATATTATTAAAATAAAATCCGTAATGGATGATGATGGAGATAGTTGGACTGAAGTTCCATATCTTGCTCAAGATACTGTATTTGAACAGGTAGAAAATAACGAAGATAACTCTACTAACTTACAACCATATAGTGGGGAAACTCCTAAGTTGTTAAATTTAAAGAGAGTACCTAAACGATTTATAACAAAGTTTGAATCTGAAAAAGATTTAGTAGTTCAGTTTGGAGCCGGTGTATCAGCAAACGCTGATGAGGAAATAATTCCAAATCCTGATAATGTTGGTTCAGCGTTATATGAAAACACTGGAAATATAGACCAAGGGTTAGACCCATCCAACTTCTTATATACAAAAACGTATGGAGTTGCTCCAGCTAATACAACATTAGATATTGAGTACTTAGTAGGTAATGGTGTTGAAGATAATGTACCTGCTAAGGATTTAATCAATGTTGTAAGTAAAGTATATGAAAATGATAACACCATAAATCTAAATCAAGAAACTCTAAGATTCGTACAGAACTCATTAGCAGTTACAAACCCAGAAGCAGCTGTTGGTGGTAGAAGTAAAGAAACGGATGATGAAATTCGTAATAACGCAATGGGTTACTTTGCAGCTCAGAATAGAACTGTAAGTAGAGAAGATTATATTATGAGATGTTACGCACTTCCACCACAATTTGGTTCAGTTGCTAAAGCTTATTTAGCACAAGATTACCAAATAGAAACAAAAGGTAATGGAAGTTTTTCACCACATGCTATATTACCGGGTGACCCTATACCAAAGATAGTTGAAACGGAATCACCGAATCCGTTAGCTCTTAACTTATACACATTGGGTTATGATAAAGATAAAAAGGTAACTCACCTAAATCCTGCTACTAAAAACAATTTAAAAAACTATTTAGCATATTATAGAATCTTAACAGATGCAGTTAATATTAAAGATGCATACATTGTTAATATCGCTATTAATTTTGATATTGTAGTATTACCTGATTACAATTCTAATGAAGTTCTTCTTAGATGTATTCAAGCATTAAAAGATTATTTTAACATTAACAATTGGAAAATTAACCAACCAATTAATGTATCACAAGTCTATATTTTATTAGATAAGGTGGATGGTGTTCAAACAGTACCAAGACCTGATTCTGATGGTGAAGGTGGTTTGAAAATTATGAATAGATATAATGGAAACTACTCACCAAATAAATATGATTTGAGTGTGGCCACTAGAATGGGTATTATATATCCACCTAAAGACCCTGCTATATTTGAAGTTAAGTATCCTAATGTAGATATAAGAGGTAAGGTTGTAACTCAATCTTTCTAAGGAGAATATTATGATTTATAGAATATACGGACAAAAAGATACTACAATATACGAACAAACCAATCGTAACAACCAGAATACAGGTAAGGATGAAATCTTAGAAATTACAAAATTCTACGATGATGATTCTAATAGTATTTGGGTTGGTAATAGTAGGGTACTAACACAATTTGATTTAGCACCAATATCACAATCTATAGTAGGTGGTGAAATTAGTGGTAGTATAAAGTACTATCTTAATTTAACATCAGTATCTGAAACCGAAGTTCAATCAGAATATGATTTGGATATATTTCCAGTATCTCAAAGCTGGGGTGAAGGTAGTGGTAAGTATAACTATACGCCAATTTCAACAGATGGGTGTAGTTGGAAATCAAGAGATGGTGTATCGAATTGGAATGCTACCTCTGCAAGTGTATTTAACGGATTCAGAAAAATTGATATCCCTACTGAGGGATTAGTACTATCCCAAACATTTACAAATGGCACAGGTTCTACATTCTTAACAGAATCAATTAATGATATTAGTGGTAACTCACCATTTATGTTTGTTGAAAACGAAAGGTTGGTTATATCAGCATCTAATTTTGCAGGTACTACTTTAGTATTTCCTCTTGAATTAGAAAACTCTTTAAACTATAAAGTACAATTTCAAATAGACCCAAAAAATTTCACCGATGTTCAATTTAGAATTGAAAACCCAAATGGGTTAATTCAAAACGAAGATTCTTATGCAGATATGATTGGTAATATTACAACACCATCTACACAATCATTTATGATAACTGCGGCATCATCAGGTCAATATAATTTAAGATTTACATTCTTTGATAACGATGGAACATCAGCATCAACTACAGGTACTTTTGATGAAGTATATGTTACGGAACGTGCTGGTAATACTATAGTTAGAGAAACGTTTGCAGTTAATGAAGGTTTATTTAGACAACGAAACGTTATTAAAAGTACTGAAGGTGTAATGCCAAAACAATTTGTATCAAGCTCACAACTATTTTTCCAATCAGATAACACTGGTGGGGCTACTGCTGAATACAAAAAATATTTGGATTCATCATTAAAATATACAATAACAAATGAATTAAAGTTGGGTAACTACCCATCATATGGATTTGCTGTATTTAATCCAAAAGGTATAAAAATGACACCAAGTCAGATTACAGGCCTGAAAAGTTTATATACATCATCTGTAACTCAATCAATTCAATTTACACCACCAACGAGTGGTGATTATAGATTTAACTATACATACTTTGCAACAGGTAGTAGTAGAGCAACTGGTTCTATAGATAACTTTAAAATAGTATATTCGGGTTCATTAAAAACTCCACCTGAATCTGAGGCATCATTCTTTAAAAACACTGGTGGGGGTACTTGGTACACATCATCTATGAATAGTACAAAAGTATCTCAGAGATTCAACAAATATACAACCAACTTAAATGCAAATGTTACTGAGTATGTAAATGATTGGTTAAATGGTTCAAGACCAAATAATGGTTTCCTTATTAAACGACCAGTTTCACAAGAGAGTGGCTCGGTAAGATATGGTTCGGCTAAATTCTTTTCAAATGAAACTCATACAATATATGTTCCTACATTAGAAGTTAGGTGGGATGATTCCACATTTAATACAGGTTCATTAAGTGCATTAACATCAGATGATATTGTAATCTATCCAAAGAACTTATCATCCGAATATAAAGAAAGTTCAAAATCCAGAGTTAGAGTAGTTGGTAGAGAACGATACCCACAAAGAAGTTTTTCGGATTCTAATCCTTATACTACAATTAAATATCTCCCACAGAATACTTATTACCAAGTAAGAGATGTTGAAACTAATTTAGTATTGATACCATATGATACAACTTATACAAAATTAAGTTGTGATTCAAACGGAAACTATTTTGACTTTTGGTTCAATACTTTACAACCTGAAAGATTCTATCAATTTGAATTCAGAGTTGATAGAGGTGGAAAACAAGAATACTTTGGCGGGAACGTATTTAAAGTGGTGAGATAATGGCAGTAGATAAAAAATCCATAAAAAAAGCAAAAGCAAGGGCCGTTGATAGCGCAAAACGAAATGCCATTCCAAAAAAGATTGGTAAAACATCTGATGATGTCGTTAAATCTAAAATCAAAGGTAAAACTCCTGATAGAAGAGAAATCAGAAGAAACACCTCTGGTCAAATAATATCCTATGATATTCCTAAAAGTGGTGCTGCTAGACCTTCAACCGATGTTGTTGTAAAAAACGATAATGGTAAGGTGTATAACTATGGTACGATAAAGTTAGCTGGTGTACGGAACGAATATATAAAACAAGAATACTTTAAAGCAATTGATAATGATATTGAGCAATTCACTAGAGATGTATCAACAAATAAAACTGCTGAGATTAACAAACTAAATGCCGTATCATTTGCACCAGTAGAAGGTATCATAACTGAGGATGCAGTATCTAATCTTAAATTTACAGGAGAAATTGTTAGAGTTGGTTCTTCAAACACTTCATTTTTTTATATTGAAGAGGGTTTATTTTACACAATTAACGGAAATGATACACTTTGGTTTTTAGCTGAAAAACTTAAAGTTCCGATAGGATTTAGAATTAATGATGAATATGATTATGGTGGGAAGTACAAAACGGCATTAGGTGAACAATTAGATTATGGTCAAAACCAATATGCATTATATGATGTAGAGAGTTACAATAGACAATCAATCGCATATGTAGAATCAAATGAGTATGGTGGTGATATTGGTAAACGAAAAGTGTTAGGTGATATTGCAGATGATGTTGTAATGATAACATATTACGTTAATAAAGAATTAGTAGGTGTAAAAGATGGTAAAGAAGATACCTTTCAACAGATACACGTAGTCGGAGATGAGGCTACAAAAGTAAGTTATGTACATTTTCTAAGTAAAGATAAGTTTGTAGAAGCTAGAAAACAAATAGCAACAACACTTACAGAAGATTTAAAAATAAATACAATTCAAAAGAGAGGTACACACGATTTAACTGCTAGACTTGATATTGAGATACACTATTGGGGACAAAACAACCCTACATTAATAAGAGTTGAACCTGTTACAACAACAACTGATTCACAATCAAAAAAAGCATTAGTTCAAAGAACATATACTATTACTGGTGATAACATAACACCAAGACTTAGAAAAATAAATTTAAGGTACTTTGATGGATATACACCATTCGGAGCAGCCGGTACTGATGGTCAATATAGATGGAAGAATATTACTGTATCAACTACTTCAACTGGAGCAACAAGTCCATTCGGTCGTACATCCATTGGAAGAACAACTAAGACAATAAGAAGGAGTAGTAGAGGAAGAAAGATTATTTGTAATGAACTTTACAGACAAGGATATCTATCTGAAAAAATGTGGGATGCTGATGAAAGATATGGTGATATGATGTTTGAATCAGACCCTAAATTGGTAATCGGGTATCAGATGTGGGCTAGAAGTGTTGTTAAATTTATGAGAGAGAATCCACAAAATACAAAGTTAGCATATAAGTTGTTCAAACCTTGGACAGAATATATGGGATACAAAATGGGAGTTGTTGAGAAACCAACTCTTATGGGTAGATTAACTAATTGGTTAGGTACACAATTCTCTTATATGGTATTTGATTTGTATGGTGGAAAGCGTTTATTAGATAAGTATAATCAAGTAAAGGTGGAGAAATAAGTTATGGGATTATTTAGTCGTATAGGAAGAGGTATTAGAAATGTTGGACGTGGTATTCAACGAGGTGTATCAAATGTAGTGCAAACTGTAGCCGCACCTATTAGTAATATTGTTAGTCAAGTTCCTATAGTTGGTGGATTAGCATCGAATATTATTAGAACGGTTGCTAGAGTACCATCAAGAACTAATATAGTACCACCACCACCGCCAGTACCAGCGACACCACCTACACCACCAAATCCAGATGGAACACCTGGTAATGGGGCTGAACTTTGGAAGTTTTCAAAATCATCTGATAAGTGGACTAAAATGATTGGAAATCCAAAAAAGATAAGAGTAGATGGTGCAGATTATGATTGGGTATCAAAAGCAGGTATCAGTTATTATGCGTTGCCCCTACCAGAACCAGATTCATCACTTGGTAATACTGCTGGTGTCGGTGTACAATCATCAAGACCACTTATTAAAGAAAACGCACAGATATCATTTGAACAATTAATTTCAGGACTTCATTTTTATTATGAAGAAAGAAATTTCAGAGGTAGTAGTCAAAAATATAATGGTGTTAACAATTATGCATTTTTAGCATATTTAGCTGCTAGAGAATTATTTGGAAATGAAACTCCTATAATACAAGGATTGGGTACAACGAAAAAGCTAAGTCAATGGAAATCAAAAATTAAATTAGTATCTCCAAGACTAAAAGATGATGCAATTATTAAAGTACTTAATTTTATTGGTGAAGATATAATAGCTGGTGGTAGTGGGTATTTAAATTCAAATACTACATTATCGGGAAGTAGATTTGGTTCTCTTTTCGGAAGTAATAAAAATGCTAAAAACTTTAGAGAAGATATAGAAACTAAAACGGGTCCAATTAATAATGGTAACATACTTATTAACTACGATGAACTTTTACTCAACATTTCAAGAATGGATGCTAGAGATGAGTTTATTATGACACGAATGACTTCTATGAGAAATGTTTTAAGAAAAGCGTGGAAGAAACGACCAAGTAGTAATCAACGAAGTAATGAAAGACTTAAAGATAGAACTATACCTGAATGGAAAAATGCTATAGATAAAGAGATTAGAGGTAATGGTATTAAGAAAACCACCTCAACAAGTGCATTTGGATTTAACAGGTCATTTAATAATCAGTTTGCAAACTTAGGAAGTACAAATGCTATCTATGATGAGACATGGATGGACTTAATGATTTTATTAAACGCATCGGCTAGGGCTAAGCGTAAGACCGGAAGTATGATGGTTACTAAGCAAAACGGAAAGCAATAATGAGTTTAGATTTATATAATAAAGGAAGTGAACTTTTAACATCTAGAAAGCCCGTAGATGCTCCACAAATATATACGGATGCTGATTTAGATAAAATTACAGTTGAACCTGTTCAAGTTACTGCCGCCGATTTACAACGTAGAGAGAGTGGGTATCCTTCAGATATACCACGTACGGCACAAACACACTTCCATATTTACTCTGGAGAAAATCTATTATATTCATATCAGCAATTAGCAAGAAACGGAATTAACTCTGTATTAGAAAACAATGCAGATACATTACATGATTATGATATTGAAATAAGTCCTGAAAAGGATGTAAGAAGAGCTAACATATCAAAAGGTTCATTTACATTAGTATATAATTTCTTAGACCAAAAAACAGATAAATTAAAAGTAGAAGAAGTATCAGGTGATGGTACAGAAGTACAATTAACACTTGGTCTTGGAAAAGGAGAGGTTAATACTTTAGATGGTTTACAAGATATTTTTGAAGAGAGCTCACTTCTTAATAAAAATGATTTAGGTAAACCAAGAGAAGGTGATGGTTTACAATCACAATATGTATTAAACTTTGGTAACAATGATTTAGCGGCAATTACTAACTTTGATTTTACCTTAAATCCAAGAAAAGGACATCGAAGAGTTGAAGTACCATTTCCCGAACAAACATTCGAAGGTAACCCTACTAGATTCTATCCAATGGCGGGTACTGATAATCTTTGGATTGAAGTATTCACTGGTGGTAGTATATTAATTGAAGGTGAAACAATTACAAGTGAGGGTGGTACTAAAGAACAATTGGATGAAAGTTATACACCATTATTAGCAGATGTTACTATAACAGAAGAAGAACAAGAAGTTGTAGTACCTGCGGAATCAGGTAGTGAAGCTACTACTAAGACAGAAACAGTACAAGTAGCATCTCACTATCCATCTACTGCACCACCAAATGGAATGCCTGTTGTAAACAAAGGTAAGTACTCATCTACAACTGCTGATATAAACATACCTTTAAAATTTAAAGCAACTGGTAGAGGTGCTAAATTTTCACCAGACCCATTATCATCTACTTGGGTTCAAATATCAGGAGATGTGGTTACTAGTAATGGTAGAATTCTACAAGAACCTATATACTATATAAATGGTTCATCGGATGATGCTAGAGCATTTCCTATAGCTAAAATGTCGCCTTACAGCAAAGAATTAAATGGTGCACCCATTTCATCTACAATTGATATTTACGACCCAACCTTTCAAGCACTTCAAACTGTAACTGTAAAGTTGTATAAACCATTAAGAGGTGATTTACAAAACGAACAACCTACAATTGAAAAAATAGTTAGGGATTCTTATATTGAGAAAGTTTTAGTATATCCATACAAAGAACGAAAAGTTCAAAATAACTTCTCAGAACCTAACTTTAAAATTGATATGGGTACTTATGGAAAATCTGTAGGTACTGATTTAAAAAATTGGAATAGTTTATTAGATGCAAATCTAGCTACATCCCAACAAATAATCGATAAATACATTAGTGCTTCATCAGCGCCAAATATAAATGTAAACTATTCTGATTTTTCAGAATTTGTACATTACTCATCTGCAGTTGAAAGAGTAAATAACTTTAAATATAAATTAGAGTTAATCGAATCATATGATGGTAGAATAAAAACATTGAAACAGATTAGTGGTTCTGAAGCATTAACAAATATATCACAATCTATTGTTAGAAAAAATAATGTTGTAAGTGGAATGGATGGGTTTGAAAGATGGATGTACACCGAACCATCAAGTTCATTGTATTCACATTATAGTGGTTCTAGATTTACATTTGGTCCGTGGCCAAAAGTTAAAACACAACCACCAGTATTACATTCACCTACTTCTTCAAGAGCAATAAAATACTATAACAATCTAATAGAATCAGCAAGTTACTTTGATGCTATGAATGATGCACGATTAACAAAAACAATTCCAGCATCAATCGTTGAGGACCCGTTAAACAGAGATTATGTATTGTTCATTGATATGATAGGACACCACTTTGATATTACATGGGCTTACATTAAAAAACTAACTTCTATTCATACGAGAGAAGAACATCCATTTGATGGTATGCCAAACAACTTACTTTATGATGTGGCTAAATCTATGGGTTGGAAATTATCACATGGTAAAGATAGAGAAGAACTTTGGAACTACGCATTGGGTACAGATAAGTTTGGTAACCCAGTCCAATCGGGTTCACTAGCATCCAAACCAATAGAACAATATACTCATGAGATTTGGAGAAGAATTGTTAACAACATACCATACCTTCTAAAAACAAAAGGTTCTGCTAGAGCCGTTAAAGCATTGATTTCAACATATGGTATTCCTCAAACATTCTTATCAATTAGAGAATATGGTGGGCCTGTAATTAAAAAGGAAAGACAATTTTGGGAGCATGATAGATTTGTATATCATCAGAGATTTGATACCGATAACTATATGGAAGTTCCATTTGGTAAGGTAAATGATATTGACCCAATAACATATAAAAACAGAGACCCGAATCCTATTGATACTATAGAACTACAAGTTCAACAAAATATGAATAGAGATACTGCTATCTTTAATAAGGATGGTAAGTTTGCAGTACGATATGAAAATGTATCTACCGCTAGAAAAGGAGTTAGGGGTAACATACATTTTTATCTAAGTGGTAGTAGTGGGTATAAATCAGCATCTATTAACAACATAAGTTTATTTGATTCTAAGATGGGAACGTTAATTGTTCAAAGAGAAGAATCAGTAGATGATATCACTAAAGATAATGAGTATAAATTAATCTATCGTAGACATCGTAGAGATGATATTACAGTATCTCATTCGGCAAGTATATTAATTGATGGTTCAACGGAATCATCATACAATGCGGCTTGGACTGGTAGTGGTACATTGACAGTTGGTAAAACGTTACCTAATTCTTTTCCTGGCTCTGCATTATATATGAGTGGTTCAATACAAGAGTTAAGATATTGGGCACAACCATTAAAAGATATTGTTATTGATGAACATACATTATCAAGAGAATCATATCATGGTAATTCACCATCTTCTTCTTATTTTGATTTGAAGTTTAGATTTTTACCTGATTCAAGATTAAAAAACGTACAATCATATGATTCACAACCATCACAACATCCTAATCAAAAAATATCAACAGTATTAGATGGTAGAATATTATCCGCTTCTTTATACAACTTTGAGCCGGATGATTTAAGAGGTGTAACCGATGAGTATCATACAAAAGTGCCATCGGCTGGAGCAAACAATATTATGAACAATAAGGTTAGGGTAGAGCCAAACCGATTGAGAGGTATGTTGGATGTTGACCAAAGAAAAGAAACATCTAAGTTCGATTCAGCTCCAAATGATTCTAATCAATTAGGCGTGTATCTATCTGCTACAAAAATGTATAATGAAGATATATACAACCATACAGGTTTCTTTGAAGTAGATGATTACATTGGTGACCCAGACCAAAGAGAAGGGTTTACAGAACAAAATGAACAATTGGATTATTTAAGAAGGCAGGTATTTAAAAAGTATAGTACTAAGAACTTAATCAATAGTACTATCGATATATTGGCAAGATATGATTTCTCTGTATTTGAACAGATTAGACAAACCATACCAGCTAGGGTAGATTACAATTCAGGTATTATAATTGAACCACATATCTTAGAAAGACCTAAAGTTAAATCTAAAGCCAAACTTACTAAAACAGAACCATTCTACAAAACAGTAATAAAGCAAATCGATAAAGAACCTCAGATGTTTATCACTCCATTAGAAGTATCTATGAGTGCACGACCTGAGCAAGAATGGGAATACCCAACGTATGAAACTGAGATAAGTGGTGGAGCGGCACCTGATATCAGTATGGAAACAACTCCATTAGAGGATAAAGTATTAGTTAGACCAAGACCATTTATGACTTATCCAACATATGATAATTTTGATAGTTTGTTTATACCAAAAGCAACTGCTAGTTTTGATGCTGCATATGTAACTCATAAAACTCAACTATTCTTAACACAATCATTAGTTGGAAATGGTGAGTACCCAACGTATGGTACAAAGTTATTCTTAACACAATCTCAAAACTTAATTGGTGATTACAAAGATTATACAACTAAAATTAGTATTGAAAATCAAAGAAGTGCTTCGGCTGATTATACCAACACTCCTGATATTTTACTTACTACACCTGATAGAGTAGTTGGTGATTTTACATTATACAATGCACCATTAAAAGTATCACATTCTATAGAAGTTACTAAAAAGGATTTAGAAGATAAAGGTTTGATTACGGCTAAGATACCTTACAAACCATCACAATATAAATTTACAATCTTAATTCCATCACAATCAGCTGATGTTGGATTTGGATTAGGGTGGATTACAGGTTCTAATGGTAAGTGGAATTACGACCCTATTGGAACTACTGTTCTTAATAAAAGACCTGCTAAGTACGCACGAAGTATAAATTATTTTTATAGTTCAGCATTATCAGCATCGTTAGGATTATCGTATTCATCATCGTATTCCCCATCACAAGTATCAACTGATGAATTGCCATTAGCTGTATTTAATTTAAGACATTTGGGTTGTAAAATGACATCAGATTCTTTAACAACAAATTCACCAGATACACCTGATGGTAAACCTGTAATTGAAGTATTCCAAGCAGACCCTAATGTGTTAATCAATACATCTCAAACTGCAGAAGAAGGTAATTTAGATGTAGATGTATTAACAGGTCTTACAACTCTTAATATAGAAGAACTATTTATTTCTACAGAAGTATTCTATCAAAGAAGAATTGAGTACAAAAAAGAAAAAGTTAAATTCGGTAGAGAGATACAACGATTGGTTAATATTGAAGAACGTAGAAGAGCTGAATTCGATTTAAGAAAACAAAACTCCGAAGATATTAGTATCAGAGAAAAGGCTAGACAAGAAGAGTATGATATCGTAAATAACCCTGAAGTAGTTAGAAAAGAAATAGAAGAAAGAGAAGAAGAGAAATTTATTCAACCAGATTTACCAAGAGATGTTAGATTCTTAGATGGCCAACAGGTTAATGTTGAAAGAAAAGAAGAAATTGAAAAAGAAAGATTTAGCGGATTGGCTCAAAAATTAAGTAAACTTCCTAAAAAAGAAAGAGAAGAGTTTATAGAAGATAGAGGGTTGGATAGAGAACTAATTAAAAAATTAGAACTCCCTAAACCGAATTTAGATGAAATTAAAAAAGGAAGAGAAGTTAAATCAAAAAGGAGAGGTAAATAATGGCTAAGAAGAAATTAAAAAAGCAGAAAGCTAAAGCACCAATCGGTAAGCTATCTCCACGTCCAAGAGGTAAACGAGGAACGAAACCTATGTTTCCACCACCACCAACTAAACCACCTAAACCAAATGAGTTTGTAGGTGATGTTGGTTTGGAAGATTTTATAATGCCAGATTTGCCACCTAAAGAAGATGCACCTGTTAAAGATATAGGTAAGGTAACAAAAGAACTACTGAAGAACGAAAAAGAAATTCTAAATGTTAGACCTTTATCACCAGTTAAGATAAAATCTGAAGAAGAAGAGTTAGAGGATATCATCAAAGGAGTTGAAAAGGAAGTTGATACTCCTAAAAATATTAAGGGTGGTGGTAGAATTGATGATAGTGATAAGGTATCAGAAGAAGATTTCATTGATAAGATTACTAAACAAGAAGTAAAAAATGTAATCAAAATAAGACCTGTGGGTGTTAAACCTGTTCGAGCTTCTGATTTAGATGAGAAAGAACGAATCCGATTAGAGCAAGAAGAAAAAAGACGTAGAGAGCTTGACTTAGAACGTGAAAGAGAAATCAATGAAGCGTTTAGAGATGAGGAAAAGAGAAGAATTTTATTTGATGAAGAACTCAAACAAAAACGAGCTGAATTCCAATTGTATTTAGATGACGTATATCCTGAGTTTAGTAAAGGTAATTCTAAGAATCTTAAAAAGTTTTCTAAAACAGAACTTGAACAAAGAGAAGTTAAACGTATAGAGGATAAGAGAAAAATAACAGCCAATAAGGATATCATTAAAAAACAAAAGAAAGAGTTACAAATAAAAAAGGTCGAAAGATTAAAGAAAGAACAAATCAGAAAAGCTGAGGAAACTAAATTTAAAGTAAACTTAGTTAGAAAATCAGAAGTTCATACTTTCTTTGAAGGTGATATCTTATTAGAACAGAGAGAGAAGAAAGAACGTAATCCTGATATAGCACAAGAAAGTGAAGTACAGATTAAGAGAAAAGAAGTTGCTCAATTAGAAAAACAATTGGGTAGAAAAGTTGTACCACATAGGGATATTGTTGAAAGTGAAGAATCTGATTTTGATTTGAATTCAGAAACTACGCCGGATGATATACTTATAGTAGTACCAAAAGGCAATAAAGCTTTGGAAGATTACAATAAGTTAAATAAATTAATAAACATTAGAAAGTTATTAGATATAGATAAAAAAGAGGATATTGATTACATCAAAACTAAAAATCAAAAATCTAAAACAAACCCATTATTCAGAAAGAAGTGAGGAAATTAACTTTTTTAATAAAAATTTCATATTTATTAGAAACCTCATATTTATTAATGGTTTAAAAGAAATAATTTGGCATGGTGTCAAATTAACTTAAAAATATTTTTTATCATATTTATAAGGGAACAAAGAAAATACAAAAAGGTAACACATTATGGGATATTTAGATAATTCATCAATAACGGTAGATGCTATCCTTACCAAAAAGGGTAGAGAGTTATTGGCAAAAGGGAGAGACTTTTTCGTAATCAGTCAGTTTGCATTAGCAGATGATGAGGTTGATTATGAATTGTGGAATGCGGCACATCCACTAGGTTCTGATTACTACGGAATCATTATTGAGAATATGCCAATTGTAGAAGCAGTAACTGATGAGAGTTACTCTTTAAAGTATAAACTATTAACATTACCAAAGAATACAATTCGTATTCCTCAGATTGTTCCGAATCCAACGGACATTACTTTAGAAGAAGGTGGTAACCAACAGGTTGTTACACTTACTACTAAAAATGGTGGTAATGAAACATTAGGATACACCGTAACACTAATCAACTCTGATGCCGCAAGTATAGTTGGTGATGGTAACGGAATCGCTAATAACGCTGACCCAGTAGGGCCAAACGAAGATAAGAGAAGTATCACTATTAGCACAAACTCAACATTTACAGTAACTTCAAAAGTATTAGCTGATAATGTTGATATATCGACAAGAGTAGTTGTTGTTGGTAATGAAACAGGTGGTAGAGAAGAAATCACATTAACAGTAACAAATAACCCAGATATTTCAGTAGGTAATACTATCGATGGGTCAACATTATAATAAAAAATTAAAAGGAAATAGATATGGCAATTTTACCAGCAGGTTCGTTTAATACATCAAAAAGAGTATATACGGCATTCAAAGTAGGAGATGTAGTCGAAGGTGGCGTTGAGAGAGTGACTAGAGGCCTTTGGAGTGGTAACGTAGGTACGTTATCTTCTTTCCATACTTCTTCAGCACAATCAGCATTACAGAAACAATATTACTACGAAGTTTTTAATGGAATTTCAACTAACTCACAAAATGAGAGTCAGTTTTCTATAGCATACGGACATAATGATGGTAGTGGGTCATTAGGACAGAACGAAGATTCTCCTTCAAACGCAATCTATTCCCAATACCAACAAATCCTTTTGCCAGGAAACCAAAGAGTATTTAAATTTAATAATGTTGCATCTCAACATATTTACGCAATCAACCTCAACAGAGCTAGATTGAAAGATAGGTTAGACCCAGGTAACTTCCAATTGAATCTTGGAGAAATCACACATAGTAACGCTTCTGGTGCAATTAACAAATACGCAACAGGTTCTAACATCCAATTAAAAGTTGGTGGAAAGATTGTTCATCTAATAGATGATTCAGCAGATACACAACAATCAGCTGGACAAGTTGGTAGAGTGTATAACTTAGTATCTGGTTCTATCCTTAAAGGTGTTCATTCACCAGCCAAATATTATGGTTCAGTATTCCCAGAGCAAGGAGTTATCATTCTAAACGCTGATAAACTAAATACTGAGTTAGCATTTAACACTGTAACAGGTTCAAACATCAATGGTGATAACGCTATGAAGTTATTCCACTCTATTAGTGGTTCTTACGATACTAGAGATGGTGGTAATAGACTTGGATTCCAAGCTAGAAATGAAGAAAGAGTTCAATCAACATTCTATTTCGTTAGAGCTAAGAATGGTGAATATAACTTCTCAAATAATCCATCATATGTAACTGGTTCAAATGGTAAATTTAGACAAGATTCTTTTATTAATAATCCAAAATCATACATAACAACTGTTGGATTGTTTAATAGTTCACAAGAACTATTAGCAGTAGCTAAGTTATCTCAACCAATTTTAAAATCATTCTCTAATGAGGTATTGGTTAAGGTTAAGCTAGACTTTTAATAATTAGCAATATGTAATTTAAGATTGCCGTAAGTGTTAATATATTTACGGCAATTTTTGTTTATACCCGAATCTTAGTATTAATAAATTATAAATTCATATTTATAGTAAGAATATAAGGATTGATAACATGGCAGAAGCACTAAAACCTATAAATGGGGGTGGGTTACAACTTTACCCTTTCAATGCACATAAAAGATGGATTGTTACCGATGTAAATTACAGAGATGATTTATATCAAACATCCATCATAAAAGGTATATCGCCACTCTACAGAGAGAAAGTTCCCCTATCCCAATCATTTCAAAATTCATTGGTTGCGGATGATTCTCAATTAGATAACACCAATTCAAATACAACTTCTAACTTAGCTAAAAAAGAACAAAAGGTTATATGGTCTGGGTTAAACCAACAATTTTTTAAACATAGACCTAACAACGAAAGAGATTTATATGTTTCGGCATCTATATTCTCAGTACCTCATCAACGATTGGGTGATGGTATATTACCGGGCTCAGTAGTAATTGATGATAAATCACAAATAGGTAGAATCGGTGAACATATTCATATAGTCGATAGAAAGATTGATGAATATCATGGGTACTTAATCGATACATCTTTGAATACAAGTTCATACGCTCCATTTGGGGATTTGATGGGTTATTGGGGATTTAACGATGAGGTAGTTCCTGTTAGAAAAAACTTTGATAAGAAGATTGAAGATAGAAGTGGTTACCAAAACCATGCAGTTGGTAAATCATTAGAATATAGAAGAGGTATTAAAACAACAGGTACAGCATCATTAACGTCTGGAACTAAGGTTGTTTTTAATGGTACGGATTCTTATATAAAAATAAACAATACAAACCGATATTCTCCTGTAAAAGGAAATGATTATTCAATATCATTGTGGACAGAAATGCCTGTATCTCAATCAGATGTTAGTTCAACATACAATTGGATTTTAAATAAAAATGGTTCTTATAACGAAGAGTTTAGAACTAGAAAAAAGAATAATATTGCAACAAGACAAAGAAATAATGAATCATCTATATTCCCATATGATTTAAAAGTTTATAATCAATCAGCCGGTGTTGCTAATAGTGGTAAGTTGGTTGCAAGTTTATCAGATGGATTACGAAACGTAGAAGTTACATCATCCACTAAAATAAACGATGGTAATCAACATCACATTGTATTTAATAAAAAAGGTTCTAATTTAGAATTATGGGTAGATGGTACTAAAGAAGGTACGACTCCTATAAAGGTAAAAGAAATTTGGAATGAATACGATGTAGTATTAGGTTCTAAGTATATATCAGATGTTGGTAGATACGGAATGAACGCCAAAACTGATAGAGCTAGAATCGGAACTAATTACAACTCACTAACAGGTTCGTTAGATGAATTAAGATATTATAGAAGAGCTTTAACTACATCGGAAATTAAAGGATTATCATCCAATGATTGGAACACTGGTTCGGCATATCAAGAAGATATTGTAGGTGAGGTATTTTACAATCATGGAATAGTGGTAGTTTCAGACCCAAGACCAAAATACAAAAATGTATTAGTAGGGGATGGTAATTGGGATTACGATTCTACAAATAGAGGATTTACTGCAAAGTATAAATCTACAAAAAAATTGTATGAAACATCTGTAGTATGTGAAGTAGGTGCATCTGAATTCAATATAAGTACAAATCCATCATTAAGAAAAAATAATGATATTAGAGAAATGTTCTTAAAACCATTCGTAACAGGTTCAGATTTCTCACCATACTTTACACAAATTGGATTATATAATAAGGAAGGGGATTTGATTGCTATTGGTAAATTAGCATCGGCTATTCAAAATAGAAACGATGTTGATATTTCTGTAAAAGTTAGATTAGATATGGATGGCCCATTTGGTACTCCACACTTTAGTGCTTCTAAGGAAGATTCTGATTTAGGTAACAAAGCACCGAAAGCAAGACAGCAACCTCATATTTTACAAAAAAGACCTGATGGTAAATTCCGATGGAATCCACAAGGTTTTTAAAAAAAGAATAGTTATGAATAAAAAAGGAAACTGGTCTCACATCCAAAAGATGAAGGGACACAAAAGTGGGTTGGAAACTCGCATAGATGAGCAACTTAAATCACAAGGTATTGATGGTGAGTATGAAGAGCACGAAGTATCATACACAATACCAGCAACTAATCATACTTACAAACCCGATTTTAGATTACCTAACAATATCTTCATAGAATCAAAAGGATGGTTCTTACCTGAGGATAGAAAAAAACATTTATTAATAAAAGAACAGAATCCTGATATGGATTTAAGGTTCGTACTACAATCCCCAAATTCTAAAATATACAAAGGTTCTAAAACCACATATGCACAATGGTGTGAGAAGAACGGATTCAAATGGGCTAAAAAAGAAATCCCACAAGAATGGATAGATGAAAAAGAAAAAGTAAATTTCTTTGGTTAATTCAAATATTTTTTGTATATTTAGAACAATATGGAAGAAAGACTACTCTCTTTACTAGAATCAGTCTTAGGTAAAGCTAAGAAAACAAGTGGTGATAATTATGCGTTTTGGTCTCCTTTTGTGAACCACCATAAACCTAAATTAGAGATAAACATAAAGTTAAACTCTAATGCAGATAACCCTTGGCATTGTTGGATATCCGATGAAAAAGGTAAATCAATCCGTTCTCTTTTTAGAAAACTCAAAGTATCTAAAGAGATTTGGGATGAGCATAATTCTATTTTCAGTAGAAAGTATAGATACAGAACTGATGTAGCTACCGAAGAATCCAAAGTGGTTCAATTACCTAAAGAATATATTCCTTTATGGAAACCTTCAACATCCGTTATAAGAAAACATGCGTTATCTTATTTAGATAGAAGGGGTGTGAGTTCGGCAGAGGTGTTAAAGTATCAAATGGGATATTGTGAGGAAGGAATATACAAACATAAAATAATCGTACCATCTTATGATGAGAATGGTATGTTAAATTATTTTGTAGGAAGAAGTTTTTACGATACGGCATTTAAACATAAGAATCCAGAAGTATCTAAAGATGTAGTAGGATTTGAGATGTTTGTTAATTGGGATTTACCAATTGTAATATGTGAAGGAGTATTTGATGCAATAGCAGTTAGAATGAATAGTATCCCATTGTTTGGTAAATCACCACAATCGGAACTACAAAAGAAAATAATTAGTAAGGGTGTTAAAAGTGTATATCTGGCATTAGATTCAGATGCTTTTAAGAACTCACTCCGATTCGCAGAATCCCTTATGAATAATGGAGTGGGAGTTCACATCGTTGAACTAAAAGATTCAGACCCATCAGATATGGGTTTTAAAACTATTAATGAAAAAATAAAAAGTACGGAATTACTTTCTCTAAGGAAGTTAATGGAGTATAAGTTATTAGGTGTATGAGAAAATCGAAGAGAATTAAGTATGATGGTACAATTGAAAAGATTTACCACATAGCTGATGTACATATCAGAAATTTAAAAAGACATAAAGAGTATCGTGAAGTATTTAACCATCTTTATGAGTATATTTCATCGACAATGAATGATAAATCCATCATAGTGTTGTGTGGTGATATCGTTCATGCTAAAACTGATATGACACCTGAAGTTATAGAAATGACTCAAACATTTCTAAAATCGTTATCGGATATGTTACCAACTATTCTGATACCAGGTAATCACGACGCCAATCTAAACAATCCAAATAGATTAGATGCATTATCACCAATCGTAAACGCATTGAATCATCCTAATCTACATTATCTGAAAGATGATGGAGTTTGGAAAATGGGTGGAATTTCCTTTTCACACTCATCTGTTTTCGGTGATGTAAAAGAAATTATTCCTGCTGAAGAGGTGCATGGTGATTATAAGATTGCCTTATATCATGCGCCTGTAGATAAGGTAAAAACAGAATACGGATTCCAATTAGAGAATAAAAACGTAAAGGTAGATTCATTCGATGGTTACGATTTAGTTCTATTGGGGGATATTCACGTACCAAATCAATCATTAAACGATGAGGGTACGATAAAGTATTGTGGTTCTACGATTATGCAGAATCATGCCGAAGCCAAATATCCTGAGCATGGTATTTTGGTATGGGATATTGAAACCAAAGAATCAGAGTTTGTTCCGATTCACAATGATTATGGATATGTAACCTTAGATGTTGAGAACGGAAAGTTGATAGGTAATCCAACGATACCTAACAAACCTCGTATGAGAGTTAGGGTAAAAGATACATCACAATCACAACTAAAGAAAATTATATCAGAAGTTAAGGTTGGTAGAAAAGTACAAGAACTAACGATTCAAAAAGTATTATCAGATAGAAACGATTCTATTGGTGATTCAAACATCACATTACAAAACGTAAGAGATATTGGATTCCAAAATAAAATGATGGAAAAGTATCTATCAGATAAGTACATCATCGCTGATGAACAAATGGAAGTGATACGAAACATCAATCAAGATATAAACAATAAGTTGGGTGGTGTTCACGGAATGAAAAACATTATATGGAAACCAAAAACATTTGAGTTCTCTAATATGTTTTCATATGGTACAAACAATGTAGTTGATTTCTCACAAATGAAAGGGGCATATGGAATCTTTGCTCCAAACGCTAGTGGTAAATCATCATTATGGGATGCTCTATCATTCTGTTTATTTGATAAGTGTTCTCGAACAAACAAAGCATTGGATGTATTGAATTACTCTAAATCAAAGTTTGATTGTAAGTTTAACTTTGAGATTAATGGTATTGATTACTTTATCGAAAGAGTTGGTAAGAAGTCGCCTAAGAGGGGAACTGTAAAGGTTGATGTAAACTTCTATCGGATAAACGAAGATGGTTCTACTGAATCTCTAAATGGTGAAGAGAGAAGAGATACAAACTCTATAATCAGACAGTATGTTGGTTCGTATGAAGATTTTATTCTTACAGCAATGTCTAATCAATCTAATAGTGGTGGGTTCATTGAGAAATCACAAAGAGAGAAGAAAGAACTTCTTGCTCAATTCTTAGATATGAATGTATTTGAAGAATTGTATCAAATAGCTAATGATGAGATTAGAGAGTTAAGTGCTTTACTAAAAGATTATAAGAATCAAAACTTTACTGATAAATTAGTAGAAGCAAAAGAAGATTTACAAAAGAATGAAAAGGTACTAATTAAACATAATGATAAACTATCTAAGTTAAAAGACAAACGAAATGAGTTAAGAGAAACTAAAGATAATTTAGTATCTGAGTTAAAACCTGTAGATGATACAATCATAGATACAGATTCTCTTAAAGAACTTAAAAAAGAATTAAAAGTTCAAATAATAGATAAATCGAAAGAATGTAATGGTTATGTTACAGATATCGAAACTTTATCTGTAGATTTGGATAAGGTATCTGGTTTATATCAATCATATGATTTAAATATTTTAAAAGATAATCACTTAAAATACCAATCCTATGTTGGTAGATTAGAAGAGATTACACATTCGTTAGATTCTATCAATACCGATATAGAACATAAGCAAGAGCATTTAGATGGAATTGGTTCACTAACATTCGATGATGATTGTGAACATTGTGTAAAGAATCAAAATACACCATTTGCTAAAAAATCAAAAACATTATCTGATGATATCGAAAAGTTAAAACTAAAATCAAATAGATTAGGTGAAGAAATTATCGATATGAAATCTGAGATGTTTAAGTATGATGTTAGAGAAGTATTAGTTACAGTTCAAGAACTAAAATCACAATCAGATGATTTATCTAATAAAATAGAAAAATTAGAACTAACAAACAAATCCTGTAATTTAGAATTATCTGAGTTAAAAAGTAAATTAGATTCTACTGAAGATAACATAAATAAATCTTTAGAACAAAAAGCATCAGTAAAGCATAATACAAAGATACAACAAAAAATTGATAAAACAAAGGATTCTTTAGATTATTTAGATATTGATATTTCTGATTTAAATGATGATATAATTGATATCAATGGCGATATTCGTATTTCACAAAATATGATTCAAACAGTAAATGATTCTATCGATAAGTTAGAATTTATGGAACAAAAGTATGAAGGGTATGAATATTATTTACAATGTGTTAGAAGAGATGGAATTCCATACGAACTAATTTCAGAGATACTTCCAAAGTTAGAAGTAGAGATTAATAATATACTACAACCAATTGTAGATTTCCAAATCCTTCTAAATACAGATGGTAAGAATATTAATTCATATATTGCGTATGGAACTGATGAGTATTGGCCGTTAGAATTGACAAGTGGTATGGAGAAATTTATTTCATCTGTAGCTATTAGAACCGCATTGGTAAATGTATCAAATCTACCACGTCCAAACTTCATAGCAATTGATGAGGGATTTGGTTCTTTAGATACGGATAACTTTAATTCTCTATATTTATTATTCGATTACCTAAAGAATCAATTTGATTTCATAGTTACGATTTCACATATTGATAAAACAAGAGATATGGTAGACCAAATTATAGATATTACAAAATTAGGTGGATTTTCATCTATTAGATATTTATAGTTATAAAAAGAATATATGGAGATTGAATGCCTTTAGTATTAAAAAAATCTTTTAGGGAAAACATTAAAGATTTACCAGTCTTAATTGATGATAAATCTACATTATCACCGAGCTTCTTTAGAGTGTCGGATGTTCCTCAAATACTCACAAAGGGTAAGAACCTTTTAAGAATATCAGGCCATCCTACAAATCTTAAAGAAGGTACTCAGATTCTTATAGATGTAAGAGATTCCAATGGGAATGATATTTACTATGAGATACCTGATTATATCGAAGATGATAAGAGTAGGTTAATTTCATTATACATTTACCACGATAAAGGTGATGATAACACCCCAAATGGTGAGGCAATAATTACGTTAATTGGTGTAGCTACTAAAACGGAAGATGGTAACCCGATTCCACCATCTTATAAAGATAAATATAATGTAAGATGGCAGGTTAAGGTAAATGTTGATAGGGATAGAAAAAGTATAACTCCAATCATATTTAATCCATTAACCACATTACCAAATTTATCTATATCTGAGAGTATAGAAGTTTATAAAAACCAACCACAATCAGGTAATAAATTAAATCGAACAACTCAGACAGGTAAAGTTAGATACATACTTAAAGGTAGAACTCCAATTGTACAAATAACAGATGGTAGTACCTTTAATCAAGAGATGAAGGATAGTTCTATAGTTTTATCAAACTATACAGAACCAGCTACTCCTAAATCAAAAGAAAAACCAACAAACCTAACCTTCTTTAGTGGTTCTATTAATAAGGTGTTGAATTCATCAACAATTCTTTTAGAAAACCCATACACAGCTACCTTTAGAGATAGAGAAGGTTTAAAACATACTTACAATTCGATTGAAGAATCGGATTATACAATACAATATGTTAGAAGTGGTTCTAACGTAACTACTGAAAATCAACGTTCATTTGTTAATTTAGCATTTACAGATGTAGACCCAATAGCTGGTGTTGTTGATAAAGTAAAAGTACTTCAAAAATCAGATGGGTTGCCAGGTGAATTTGAATTATTAAATGAAGTAGCAGTACCATTTAGTTCTTCATTTAGTGTGAAGATACCAATGCCATCTGAAAACTTACAAGACCCTAAGTTATTAAAAATTCAATATCTTAACTCAATTGGTGAGATATCAAGAACGGAAACATTATCTTCTCCATTTGTATTCGCAGGTGGAAATCAATATATTGGTGGTTCACAAAATTTAATTAGTGGTTCTCTTTTTATATCAAATGCATTGGGTACTGGATTAGAGATTGGTGGGGCTAGTAGTGGATTCATGCGTTCTGTTGGATTCAAAGGACAGACATCAGCATCATTAGGAACTGCGCCAGGTGGATTTGTAATCTATAGTGGTTCTAATAATTTAAAGATGGGGGCTGATGTACTACAAGGTGTTGGTATGCAATTCATTGGTGATAACGATGATAGACACCTTATATTCTCAACTGCCGATGGTGGTATATTAGATGTTAAAACTGATAAGTTTTTTATAGGTACTGAAACATCACAATATATTAGTGGTTCTGATTCTAATATAGAAATCAGTTCATCAATATTTCATTTAGACCCAAAAAATAATAGTTTGATTATTGGGGCAGATGCAACCATTGAGGCCGATTTAAGTGTAAACAATATATTTACTCCATCGGGTACTAATATAAACACAGCGAAAGCCGCTATAACACAACAAGGTTTTGCTAAGTTTACATCTGGCTCTATTGGTGGATTAAAATTAGTAGATAATAAACTATTTGCAGGAAGTGGAACATATAATAATTCTAATACAGGATTCTATGTAGATTCAGGTTCAAACTTTTCATTAGGTAATAAGTTAGTTTGGAATCCAACTACTGAGGCATTGGTAATTAGAGGACAATTACAATTATCAGATGGTAGTGATGTGGGTAATGCTCTTGCAGAAGCAACATCATCTAACACTTCTAAAACAGTAGCTTTAGGTGCTAGTAGTTATGTTGTTACATTTAACTCATTAGGAAACCAAGACCCTACAGGTCAAACTATAACATTAACGGCAACACAACAAAATCACGTTGGAACTGTATATTACGAATTCCGTAAAGGTGGTTCTTTGCAGGGTGCTAGAGGTACATCTAATACATTTGTAGCAGACCAATCAAATGAATTACCAACGGCATCAACACCAGTTACATATGAAGTAAAAACATTCGAAGTAGCATCTGGTGGTTCTGCAATAGCAAACGATACCTTAACATTGTTTGGTGTTCAAGCAGCTGCAAGTGGTAGTGATGGGTCGGATGGTAGTGATGGAACAGATGGTAGTGATGGAACAGATGGAACAGATGGTACAGATGCAGTAACTGCTTTCTTAACTAATGAAGCTCATACATTTGCCGCTAATCCTGATAAGAGTATTGTATCTCTAACTGGTGGTTCAACGGATATGATTGTGTTTGAAGGTGTAACTGATAAAACAAATTCATATTCATATAGTAGAAGTTCAACCACCTCAGTTAGTTCTTCTATTAGTTCAAACACAATTACAGTAACATCGATGGCTCACGATAGTGGTTCTATTATAATCACAGCAACTTCGGCAAGTACATCATTATCAAAAACAATGTCTTTATCCAAAGCAATTGCTGGACAGACTGGTTCTGATGGTGCAGATGGTACAGATGGTACAGATGGTTTAGATGGTACTTCGGCAAAAACTTTAGTTGCTAGTATTGATTCACAAGTAATGGCATTTGATGATTCATCAGATACTTCGGCAACACCAACTGAAGTTGTATTCTCATTTAACCAACAAAACTTAAACGCTGCTATTGGTAGTGGTGATATCACAATATCGACTGCTGGTGGTAATGTAACGAATTTTGGATTCGATAATAATAGTGTAACAAATAGTAGTGGTAAACATAGTGGTATATCATCAGGTAGTGTATCGTTTACTGGAGCATTAAATAGTGGTGGATTAAATTCTACTAAATCTAACTTCCCAGTAACCATTTCGGTAACTAAAGATGGGTTAAGTGATTCAATCAAACTCTTTAAAGTAGAAGGTGGAGCAGATGGTGCTGCTGGTAGTGATGGGTCAGATGGGGCAGATGGTACGGATGGAGCAGATGGTACTGATGCTGTTACAACATTCCTTACAAACGAATCACATACGTTTACTGCAGAAAGTGATGGTACTATTATTTCTTTCGTTGGTGGCTCAACAGATATGGAAGTATTTGAGGGTGTAACCAATTCAACTTCAAACTATACTATTTCATCTTCAAGAGGACCAGGTGTAACGGCAACGGATAGTGGAAAGACAGTAACAATAAGTGGTATGACACACGATAGTGGTTCAGTTACAATAACCGCAACCTCAGCAAGTGTATCACTTTCAAAAACAATGTCGTTAACTAAATCCAAACAAGGTACTGCAGGTTTAGCTGGTAGTGATGCTAAGTTATTATCACTATCATCAGATTCTCAGGTATTCTCATTCCCTTCTGCATCTTCATCAACGGCAATTGATAATGATATAGCTATCACAATAAATCAACAAAATTTAAGTGGTACGATTGGTACTGGTGATTTAACTATTGTTGATGCTCAAGGTAATACATTATCAGACCCTACATTAAGTGCATCTGTTACTGATGGGACTGGTACTGTTACAGGTACTATTACATTTAGTGGAATTGTGAGTGGTACTAAAAGTAAGCTCCCAATAACAGTGACTGTATCTAAAGATTCTTTAGAGGATAGTTTAAAAATATTTAAGGTTGAAGGTGGTACGGCAGGTTCTGATGGTTCGGATGGTAGCGATGGTTCGGATGGAGCCGATGGGTCGGATGGAGCTGATGCAGTAACTGCTTTCTTAACTAATGAATCACACACCTTCCCTGCTGATTCTACTGGTGCTATCGCATCCTTTGTAGGTGGTAGTACTGAGATGGAAGTATTCGAAGGTATTACAAATAGAACATCCAATTATACGATATCCTCATCAAGAGGGCCAGGTGTAACTGCAAATGATGATGGTAAAAAAGTAACTATTAGTGGATTAACTCACGATAGTGGTAGTGTGAAGATTACTGCAACATCTGCTAGTGTTAGTTTATCTAAAACAATGTCGTTAACAAAAGCTAAACAAGGTTCAGATGGTTCAGATGGAACGGCTGCTAAGTTGTTAATAGGTAGTTTAGATTCTCAGGTATTTGCATTTGATAATGCAGCAGATAGTTCTTCAGACCCATTAGAAATATTCTTTAGTTTCCAACAACAAAACTTATCAGCAGCAATTGTATCGGGTGATTTAACAATTACAACCGCTGGTGGTTCTAATATTACTAACTTTGATTTTAATAATTCTGATATTAGTAGTGGAACAGGTATCGTAAGTGGTTCTATTGTATTCTCACAAGCATTAAATAATGGTGGGGCAGCTGGAACTAAATCAAATCTACCGATTCAAATATCAGCAACCAAAGATGGATTACAAGATTCTGTTAAAATATTCAAAGTAGAAGGTGGTACTGCTGGGGCAGACGGTACTGATGGTACTGATGGTGCTGATGGTTCTGATGGTGAAGATGCGAGAGTAATGATTCTTACAAATGAATCACACACATTTGCCGCTCAACCAAACGGAAACATAATCTCATTTACAGGTGGTGATACCGATGTTAATATTTTTAAAGGTATTACAAATACAACTTCAAATTATTCTATAAGTGCAACATCAACAACATCTGTTAGTTCATCTGTTAGTTCAAATACAGTTACTGTAACTTCAATGGGACATGATAGTGGTTCGTTAATAATTACAGCAGTATCTGCAAGTGGAGCTTCTGGTGAAGTTAGTTTAAGTAAACTAATGAGTTTAACAAAAGCTAAACAAGGTACTGATGGACAGGATGGTACTGATGGACAGGATGGTAGTGATGGGCAGGATGGTAGTGATGGATTAGATGGTTCATCTGCAAAAATATTAACAATCACATCTGATTCACAAGTATTTGGATTTGATGATTCATCTGATAATTCAGCAACCCCATCATCAATTGTATTTACAATAGCTCAACAAAATTTAGCACATACAATCGATACAGGTGATATTACAATCACAAAAGCTGGTGGTAGTACACTTACTACTCCATCTTTAAGTGGTACAATTAGTAGTGGTACTGGGCAACAGACATTTACAGTTCCATTCTCATCTTTAGCAAAATCAGATTTACCATTAACTGTATCTGTATCAAACAATGCAAATAATTTATCTGATTCAACAAAGGTATTTAAAGTAGAAGGTGGAGCAGATGGTGCTGCTGGTAGTGATGGGGCAGACGGTGCGGATGGTACGGATGGTTCGGATGGTGCGGATGGTTCGGATGCAGTAACTACATTCCTTACGAATGAAGCTCATACATTTGCCTCTCAAAATGATGGAACAATTGTATCGTTTGTTGGGGCAACTACGGATATGGAAGTATTCGAAGGTGTAACTAACTCAACTGATAATTATACATTTACACGAACAAATGGGACTGGTGT